CATGCAATGTACTACAGCAATGGAAGACATTGAGTATGCTAAGTGGTTAACCGATAAACCCTGTTATATTAAAGATAAAGGACCACAAAATGTCTGAAGATTATGGCAAATATCCTTATAGGGTAGTAGCATCTTATCCACCTAGGGATCCATATCCTAAGTATAAGATGTATAATAATCCTGCGGGATGGCATGTTAATGCCAGTTTATTCTTGGAGTGTAAAACAAAAGGAGATAAACTGGACAATGTTGACATTAGACTTTATGAGATGGACAGTAATAATTGTCATACTCTCAATGTTTTTATTAATGAGGAAGGTAATTTACAATGCCGTTTGACACAACAAGTACAAGTTCAAGAGTGATGGGTAAAAAAGAAAAACAAAGACACCAAGTTAAGTCCAGATTTTATTATCTATTCTGGGGTGCTGCTACTGTATCAGTATTTGTAGGTCAAATGTATGTTGGATCTGGATATCGAAAGATGTCAAAAAGTATTGATAGAGTTGTAGATACTATTACATTTGAAGTGCAAAGAATGTCAGATGGCCATGATCCTATGCGGTATTACTAATGGTCAATACGGTTACTTTTCTTTATGCTTATTGGATTGTATGTTACTGTTATAGAATAACTTTGATAGTATGATATTACCAGAAACTACTGTAATGAATGACACTTGGAAGGTGATGAATGATCTGGAGGTTGCATTCTCAGAGATTACTACATTTAATTTTATGCTGGAACAACTACAAGATGCAGTAGACAATGGTAGGAGTGCTGAAATTGTAGATATTACTCATGCACTTAATGCTTTCATGCCTGTTTATACTAATAATTGGGACAAGAAATATAAAGTTGCATGGGAGCATGTAGTAAAATGACAATACTACCAGGTACTACTATTGTTATTGATGATCCTACTTCCATTTACAATGGGT